GTGGAATCGCCCGATAAAAAAACGCCCCCTGTTTTCTTACGAACTACGTCCATCTCTTCAGGCAAGCGATCCTGACGTGAAAAGTTACATCGACGACAGGCAGCGACGAGATTATCTGGATCATCTGAGCCACCTCTTGCCACTGGTATCACGTGGTCACAGGTATCAGCTTCGGCTCCACACCAGAAGCACTCGAACCCATCACGCTGCAAGATACGCAAGCGAAGCTTCTTCCATTGAGTTGAGTTTGACTTGCGCTGTGAGTGAAGTGTCATTAGTGCCAGCCGTATCTCTTCAAGTGTTTAAGTGCCAAGCATGGAGTTTTATAGCGATCCTTGATGTATCGCAGTGACCAGTCGATCTGCGAATAGCCATCGAGAGTTTTGTATTTCTTATTAGCCATCTGTCCAAGACCCCAGTGCTGTGAGTTAGATGCGTTTACATTCCATCTTGACTCTCTGTATATCAGCTCAGAAAAGCACTGATACTCACTATCTTTAATAATTCTCGAATGAGCATAGACTTTAAGATGATCGCTTTGAGTTATAGCTGAGGCATTAGCCGAAGTCATCTCTACTGAAAGCAAGGCTAGAACTAGACAGAACTCTCCCGATAGCCCCAGACGCCTGAGCGAGCTATACGGCATAGCCGCTCGCTTTAAGCGACTGGAGCGTACCGCGCCTGTCAAGAGTCTAAGCCTGACGACTCGCCGTCTATGGCTCGCGTGTCGCTCATGAAGGCTACTCCTACGACTCCACAGCTTAGACATGAGAGACAGACTGAGAGCTCTCCGAGATTAAACTCAGTGAGTACGGCTTGCTTTGTCTCCTTCTTTTCTATTCGGCATTTAGCCCAGAGCTTTTGCATAGTTGCTCCTGACTAGATTCTCGATCGGCTGCAGGTTGATCTGCGTTACCCACCAAGTCTCCTGAGAGCGATGCTTATATTTAGGCTTTCGAGCCACTGAGATCGGGATCCAGCCAGCTATGACATAGGTCGGTGACTTGCCAGTGACCAAGATCGCGATATCACTTGCTCGATCATTGGGATAGACGATGAGCTGTCCATTTTCATACTTAGTCCAGCGCACCTCTAAATTCGCTCCTACGTCTGCTGTCTCCTTAAATAAGGATTTAGAAGGATCGAAGTTTACAAAATTGAAGTAATTAGCTACAGCCATCTCTGCACCTATAGCTTCGGCTTGCTGGGCGATCATGTCGTGAAAGTTGCAGCTGTGGTCATAGCGTGATTTCCACTCTGGCGTGGCGTCTATCTCGTAGATCCGCTTCATAGCGACCACGTGGCACTGTTGCTGCTCAGAAAGTGTCAGTGTGATTTTCATTTACACTCCGAGCAAAACCAGAGAAGATCCAGACCGTTGCTCATCAAACTTGATCCGCCCTCGATGCTTTTGTATTCCATGCATTTATCGCAGAAGTCAAAATGACCGATACTGATCGCTGGATTTTTATCAAAAATAAATTCGAGCTCGCCCATTATTGGATTACCCACTTACCATCTGGAAGCTGCTTAAACCAGAGCATTTCGCACTGGTTAGCTTTCATCTTCTCTGGACAGGCGTAGCCCTTATATGGCTTGCCAGTTTTAGCGATGCCAGTGCGTAGGATTCGATGCCCATGCTTGCAGAGCGGGGACTCTTCTAAGACTTCGATACCTATCTTGTTTTCTAGGTTGCTCAGCACTGATCCGACGTTAGGCATACCTACGTCTTCGCTGATCTCTTTTGTCGTCATCGTGACGGTGGTCGTAGCCCAGAGATCGTTTTGCTCGATAGCTGCATGAGAAGCTGTGAAATGCTCGACGGCTTCCATATCTTGTTTTGTAGGTCGAGTATCGCTAGGGGATAGGAGCCCGATTACACGTCCGATCGCAGAAGTCGATCCTGTCTCGATAAACCAACGACCGCCGATCTTCTGATCGCCCCTCATCTCGAAGGCATAATCAACTGCGGCTGGCTTGTCATCTTCATAATTACGAAAAGCCATAGCCTTGAAAAGCACGTAACCGATCTTTAAGTCGATGTCTTCGATCACGACTTCGATGCGACCTGTTGCGAATTCTGATCTAAATCGCTTAATGCGAGAATTAACGTCTTCGTAGTTATCTAGGAAGCTGCTCATTTATTGAGCTCCCAGCTACTGGCATGACGTGAGAGAGAGCGTCCTCTACGAAAGCCCTCTTTTTCTCCTTCATTAAATCCGATGGCATATCCAGCCACCAAGAGTAAAAAACCAAGTATCCCTAATATGACGAGCTGCGCCAGTAATGAGATAGTTTCCATTTACTTGCTCCCGATCCGAGAGTTACTGAGCTTCGCTCTCTGGATACAGAGTGAGGCAAGCCGCCGACATAATCAAGATTCCCGCGTGTCTTTCGGCGTGTCGGCTGACTTTTCGCTTGATTTGTCTTTGAGCCCATTCGATGCCAGCACTGAGCCAAGAGCTCCAGTAAGAAAGACAGTCAGAGTCGTAAGGATATCGATAAAAGCTTTGTCGTTAGGAGCCTGAGCACCGATCGGCTGAGTTACGAAAATAAGAGCGTAGAGCATACCTAAGACAGAGAAAGCGAAGACCAGAGCCAGACATATGCCTATGAAGACGATTAGTCGAGCTTTAAGCTGCTCGTTAGTAAGTCGCTTGCTCGCTCTACCTATCATTAAAACCATCTCCTAAAATGTCAGAAGTACAGACCCCTTGCACCTTGCACTGCGGCGGATTGCATCTAGGCTTTTCCCAGTTTTCATAAAGCTGGCAGTCGTATCGTGTCCAGCCTTGATATTGGCTACAGCCAGACAGCCCCAGCGTAAGACCCAGTGCTAGAGCTGTCTGGAGTAGTTTCCGAGTCACTTCCCCTGAGACCCGAAAGCTGTATCTTTTGGATTGAGATAACGAAGTACGACAGGCAAGACTGCAGCTAAACCTGCTCCAGCGATTGTCTTGATGTCTGTAACTCCAGCCATGTAAACAGCTATCGACGCAGCCAAGAATGACCGAGCCCATGAAGCCGCCATGAGTTTGATTTGATCCATACCATCTCCTAATTCGGGAATTTTGGACGCCCGAACCCTACGACGAAGACTGGAAGCTTGCGTCGATTGTCTTTTTTGTAAGCGCGCACCTTCATGCACACTTCTCCGCCATTAGCCTGAGATCCAGTCGGCTTCTTATCTGGCGATGTATTTCCTTCAACAGTAACGATCGTGCCGTCGAGATTATCTTTTACCACGATCCCGACGTGCTCCACTGGAGCTCCGCCTTCAACGAAATCAAAGAAGACTATATCTCCAGCTTGCGGCTTAGCTGTTGCAGCGTTAGACCATGAGCCAGCACCTTGAAAGCGAGCGACGCCCGCTGGCGTATAGACGACATCTGGGATCTTGATCTTTGCTAAGTGAGCGCAGTACATGACGAAAGAGCCGCACCATGCAAGCCCATTTTTGCCAGTGAATTCGCCGTACTTCGTTAGATTTTCGCCTTCTTCGATCGTGCCGATTTCAGCTCTGGCGATCTTGACGAATTCTTCCCGCGCGATCACTAGCCGAGCAAAAGTTTTGCTTCGTCGGAAGTAATGCCTAAGCGATCGAGTAAGGCTGCACGTGCGATCTCTTTGTCAGCGAGCGCAACTTTCTCAGCTTCTCCAGCTGCGATGAGTGCTTGCCATTCGGTATATTCGATATCGTTCATTTCGCGAGTCGTATCTTCGCCAGTGGCGGCGTCATGAAATGAGACATTAGGTCGTGTCATAGTTGATTCCTTAACTGTTTTGGTAGCCATAAACGCGAATTGTTCCTGTCATTGAGCCTGGTGTCGCAACCGTAAATCCATCAAATTGTGTAGTTGCGCTTTGCGCACCAAAAAGTTGTCTCAATTCCGCACCATTGCCATAAGTAGATGAGAAGAAAGCGCGAGTTTTAGTCGCTCGTTGGGGATCCATTACAGTTATCAAAACACTTGATCCTTGATCTGAGCTGGTTTCTACATAATAACCATTATCCCATGAGGAAGTGTTGCTCGATTGACCAGGATAAGCTGTGCCATTGGCGATTGTATTTCTTTGGTAATAATAACCTGTCGAAGTATCAGTGCTACTTGCACGAAGTTTAAAAGTACCATAACCAGCCGTTCCAGATGCACTATCAACATCCATCACAATTAGATAATTCGAATAAGTCGATGTGAAGCAATTATCTACCGATTTTGAAGTTGCAGAAGAAATTGTTGTCGAAGCCACCAAAGTTAATCCGCTAGCGGCTGTAGCTGGAGTAGCCCATGAAGGCTGACCAGACGCGACTGTAAGGACTTGACCAGTAGAACCGATTCCTAAACGAGAATAAGTACCTGATCCAGTACCACGAATGAGATCACCTGCAGCAGTAATGGTCGTTGCCATGTCGTTCGTAATTGTTACCGCGCCAGAAGTGCCGCCGCCAGAGATACCAGTACCAGCTGTTACAGCTGTGATGTCGCCCTGATCGTTAGCGATCCACGTGAAAGCCATATCGGTCGCACTTGTCTTAGACAAAATCTGTCCAGTAGTGCCACCTTTGAGCTGAGCCATTGAAGTATCGACGCCTTGCCCGAAGACGTTAAAGTCAGCTGGAAGGTCAGTAACGAGATCCGTCGATGTCGGCATTACCCAGCCGAAGTTAGTTGTCGGATTAGCCATGTATTTTCTCCTTTTCTATGCGACTAGTGTCGCGTGTTCCCAGTCCAGAGTCGGCGACACGCTTGACCATGTTTCCGTCACTGGCACGTCGATCCACTTCATAGCTTGCAAGCTAAAAGCTGTAGGCGATGCAGTGAGAGTTAGAGTTAGGCGATTATATTGAGCAGTAAAAGTCCAGCCCTCGACGAAGCCGCTAAATTGTCCGCTGCTCATATTCATCGGTAGATCTTGAATAGAGATCGGCATACCCATGAAGACCGAGATAAGCGCATCGCGATCGCCATCGCTGAGCTCTGGATTTGTCAGCTCGTAGGTGATTGCATTAAAATTGGCTTGCGGATAAGCCCGAAGAGTCAGATAAAAATCGGCTTGATCCTGAGCATCGACAGCGTTATGAAGAGTGGTCGAAATAATCTGTCCGAGAGTACCATAAGTAGCGATCGAAGCTGCATCGCTGGCTGTCTTCTGCTTGCTCGATGTTGCGTCGTATTTTAAGACGATCGAATTTCGTACATCGCCCGCGCGAGTGATGAGTGAAATGCCATTAGCTAGAGCTTCATTAGCTGAAAGATCTATGTAGCCATTAGCTGCCAGATACTGCGAGCGATGAGTAGAGTCCGCGTAGGAAATCTGCCCCTGAGCATTTTCATAGAGATAACCAAGTCCAGAAGTAGCCAGAGCTGCGACTAGAGAATAGATGTCAGTGACACTCGATGATCGAGCGGCGAGCTCGTAATTACCTGGCTGATCTATTTCGCCGAGTCCAGTATTTTGAGCATTAGCCCATGTCTCAGTGGCTGGAGTATAAGTAGCCCACGTAAGAGCTGCGGGTACTTTCGCCCATGAATTAAAAAGTACATTTTTGAGCACTTCATAAATCTGCGTACCGTCGTAGTCTTTAGCCAGTACGCCTTGCGTGGTCTGTTTAGGCAGACGAGATAAAGCACCAAGAGCCAAGATCGTTACTGTCTGAGTGAATAAAACCGATCCCGCTTCTCTGATTGAAATGCCAAGATCCACGATCGAGCCGCCAAAAATCGGAGTGAAGACGCCCGCTGTATTTTTGATAGATACGCTAATCGAGTCATTTATTCCGAAAGTGATCGAGTCTTGCGCTAAGAAGATTAGCTCGATGTTGCAGTAGCCCGCATATGGCTGCGTGTAGATATTCGTGCGTCCGCTAGTAATTGAAAGATTAGCCAAGATCGCAGCTGTGTAATCAGTGCCGCCGATCTTTACTTGCCAGACTGGAGCGAATTGCGTCATTGAATTACGACAGCCGAGCCGCCGCCGCCGCCAGCGTAATAAGCATTATTAAGAGTTTCGACGATAGCTCTCGATGTTCCTTGCGGGTCGATAGCCCCTGTTACGTACAGGTTGTAAGTATTAGTCGGAGCCATCTGATTCGCTGTCGCGATAATGCTGGCGACGGATTGACCGCCGCTGATTTGGCTCTGGAGCGCGCTAGAAGCTGCCACTGCACTTGCTGACGCAGTAGCTACGCCGCCATTTGATGAGCTCGACGGAGCCGAGAAAGATGGCGCAGAAGGCACGACGACAGTCGGAGATGCTGGCGACGCCGATGGTGTTGGAGCTGTTGGCTTGGCGATGGTGGGAATGTCTCCCAGAAATGGGATCGCGTTATACGCGCGGATAAGTGCATTTATGCCGTCGATCGCGCCGCTAATGAGACCATTAAGCACCCGCACGATGGAGCCCACTACGGTAATGATTCCGTCTGCAAGTTTTCCCGCTACTGAAAGCGCAGCGCCAAGAAAAGTGCCGATCACTGGCGCGAGATAAGTGGTGATATAGCCCGCGAATTCCTTAAAAGCTTCTAGGTTATCGCCGATGGTGGATTTCAGCCCTGCCAAAACTCTCACGATTGCGTTCCAGACTGGAATGAAAATACTATTTATTACTTTTGCGATATTTGTGAAAGCGTCAGAAATAGAGAAATTTACCGAAGAACCAAAATCTGTGAATATTTCTTTACTGCTAATAATTGCATTTTTCAACGGATCAAAAAGAGCGATAAATTTTCCGATATTTGGAATAATTTTGTCGGTGATAAAAGCTACCAAGTCGCCGAGAATTGGAAGTAATTTATATCCGATAGCTTCTTTTCCTTCGTTAAAAGCTTGAGTCAGTCGGTCGATGCGCCCCTGATAAGTATCCGCATTTTTAGCGGCAGCTCCGCCGTAGAGATCGGTGAGTGCTTCTACTGTTTGAGTAAAATTCTTTTGTTTTAGATCTGCGGCTGAAATGCCGATGCCAAGTTTTCCCAGCTTGCCGTCTTGCCCTTCGTAGCTTTTGGCAAGAGCTTCGGTGACACTGGCTAAATCTTTTCCTGTACCTTTTGAGATATCAAGCGCAAGGTTAAGAAGATCTTGCGATTTTCCGACATCTTTGACAGAGACGACCAGACGCTGCATCGAAGCCCGAAGCTCATCGTCTGAGACTCCAGTCGCAAGCTGCATTTTTGATATGTAATCTTCGGTCGATTTGATTTGTAAGTTTGTCGCCCCTGTAGCAGCTGTAAGAGCTCCAGCAAGTTTTAGCTGCGCTTGCTCATCTTCGAGAGCAGCTTTTACGCCGTCGATCGCAAGTTTGCCCGCGTAAGCCACAGCTGCGGCGGCGGCAAGTGCAAAAGCGGCGGCTGCCGCCTTGCCGAATTTCTCCATCTTGCCAGAGAAGCCCTCGACTTCATTTTGTGCGCCTGAGACTCCTTGCTTTAGCTGATCGAAATCAGCGTCGAAGGTAATCTTAACTTTTGGAATTCCAGCCATTAGGTGAGCCTTAACCTTCCCGCGACATCTTGAATAATTACTGAGTACTCGATCGCAAGAATTGGCGCATAAAAATCGACCGCTGGAGTGATCCAGTAACCGCGTGGATTACGTGAAGCCTTAAATCGTGAGGTGTAATTTCGACCGATCGCGTCCACGCCAGCATGGTCGCCGTACTCAGTGCCCCAGAGAAGTGCTCCCGCTGGAGCTTGATCTTGGCGCACTTTTCCTTTTCCACTTTTGCTCGTCTCGCCGCCGTACTTGCGCCCGACTTTTTTACTTCCACCGACATCGACGCGCACTAAACGATCACGTTTTGGCGTGATGGATTGAGCGACCAGTGCAGTCTGTGGAGCTGGAGCAGAGCCAGCGAATTGAAAGAGCTGTCCAGCCAAACGCTGAGATAAAGGAAATGCTCGATCTCTGATTTCGTTTTGCGATTCTTTGTCTAAAGCGTTAAGAGTCTGGAAAAGATTGCGGAGCTCATTAGCATCGACTTCGATGCGAAAGACTCCTTGCTTACCCGCCATCTCTTTTCTCCAGTATCTCGATCGCTGTCATGATGTCTTCAGCTTCTATAAATTCGGATCTAGGGAGCCCAGTCGCGATGCTGAGCTCCCAGATAATCCGAGTTAGGCTTCCGACTCGATAACTTTTGGGTTATCGTCTCCGACCTTGACGTCCGAGACTGTTTCAGTCCAGACATCGAATGGCTTAACAGGCTTCCCAGCGAGCTCACGCTTCATCGCGTGATATGCCAAGAAGAGAAGATCAGAGATTCCGATCTTGTCTTGCGCCTGAGAGATTATGTGACCCGTACTTTTCTCCCACTTGACCCACTCAGGCGGAGCCGCGATGTAAGTCGCAGCCTCGCCAGAGTTATATTCGATAGTTATCGGTAACTTCATTTTTGCTCCCGCTTTCTTTCTTTAGCTAAATGTTTCGGTAGGTGTTCCCACGACTGTGAAAGTGAGTGAGACTGTTTGAGCATCTGGAGCAGAGCCACCGATAGATGGCACTACTGGAAGCACGTTAAACGCGAAGACTGCGCCAGTAACAGCAGTGAGTGAAGCTGCCAGAGTGGTATTCGGTGCGCTTTCCCATGCAGTCCAGAGAGCCTCGCAGAGTGACGCGGCTGCGCCCCAGTCTGCAAGCATTTCCACAGCAAAAGACCATTGATCGTCGATATGCTTATAAGCCTTTCCATCGAGTGTCTGATATGTCACGATGGTAGGAGAGTTACTGAGAAGTGCTGACGTCGCTTGCGCGTCGTAGTTAGTGCTCGCGATCGTCAGAGTCAGATCGCGTCCTGTGATGACGGTCGTTGCCACTTTTGCTCCTTAGTTAGTTTGCGTGTAGTAGCAGGAGACTTCTAGCTCGCAAGCTAAAATCTCCGATGCTCCTATGGTTTGCGGAATTGGATTAGACACGCTTCCGATCGTGTAGCCCGACGGAATAGCCGCCAGAATAGATATAGCAAGCTGCTCGATGTTGTCGAGAGAAGCTGCATTACTGTACGAAGCCACGCCTAAAACGACGCGAAGATTTACCTTTACTTTTACGCTACTGCGTCCGATAAGAGTGCTCTCCAGATACGGAAATGACGGCACGACGGCGGCGAATGGGACGATCGGAGACTCTGGGACGGCATCGTAAACGTTAGCGGCGACAGAAGAGATTGCGGTCTTTAGAGCTCCGCGCACGTTCACAGCGATAGAGCTTGCGGTCATTGGACGATCGTTTCGACGTCTAGATATGGCTGCAAAAGAGCCGAGACTCTATTAGTCAAGCTGCGACCCATGCGATACGGAGAGGTAGCAAAATCGACGCCCTCGATCTGGCCGCCAGCTGCGACGCGGCTCTGGAAAATTTCAACGCAGACGGCATACATCGCGCTTTCGATTGCTGGAGTGGCAGCGTAGAGAGTAGCTGCTCCATATCCAGAGAGAGTCGCTGAGCCGTTGGGAATGATCGCTCGACGAGTTACGTCGGCATTTGTGAGAGCTGCAGTGAAGTAGATGTCGCCGATGTCCACTACAGTAAAAGTCGCGCTGAATGGCGACGGAAGTCCAGCGACTATGACTGACTCGCCAGCCACGAAATTATGGACTCGCTGGCAGTAAAAATAAGCGACATTAGATTTTAATTCGTAGCCAGTAATCGCCGAAGCATTAGCGACTAGCATCGGCAAGATAACAGCTTCTCCAGAGTCGATAATTTGCTCCAGATACGCGTCGGAATATAGGGACGAGCTCACGCCTAACACAGACCGCAGCTGTGAAGCTGTAATGACTGATGCCATGAGCTCGTCCCTTCCCTCAGCTCGATCGCCAGCGGGAGCGCAGACGACCGATGATTTATCGGCTTAGTTAAGCCTTGTTATTCTTGAAAGCACCCGCACCGAGCTTTGTCGCGATTGCGCCATAGCCGTACATCGCGATCGAAATGGATCCAGAAGAGATCACGTCTGCGCGAAGTTGATATGTTGGTGATTCGTACCATGTGTACGCACTTGGATTAACGATCAAGATAGATCCATCTGTGTCGGTAGTAGCGGCAGTGTTAGCTGTTACGTAGAGATCGAGACCTGCCACGTTTCCACGCACTGAAGTAGGAGCTACGACGCCGCCAGCATTTTGCGGGACCTGTGCGTTATAGATCGGACGTCCGCTGTCGTTCAGTGTCATGACGTTGCTCCATTGTGAAGTATTCATGATGATGTTACGAGCGAAGCCCTGAGTACCGTTATAGACAGAAGCTGCGCCACGTGCAACGACTCCGAGAAGCTCTGCAGCTGTTGGATATGTTGCAGTAGTTGTCGCGTCTGCAGTTGCGCCAGTGATAAGAGCTGCGTTTACAGCTGTGTCAGTGACACGTGCATATTGCGCGGCGAGATTTTGCATAAGCTCTTGAATAAAGAGCGGAGAGCTACGGTCAAAAAGCTCGACGGAAAATGTTTGTTGTCCAGCGTATTTTTTGATGTCCACACTAATGAAAGCAGAATTTTGATCTGTCTCTGATGGAGCAGCGGCTTCAGCTGTAAGTGCAACAGTTGGAAGCACTGTAATCTTTGGGATCTCGAAGCTCATTCCAGCGTCGGGTAAGCTGCCAGAGCTGATCGCATCGATATTGCTGCGTGTTGAGTTTGCGAGACCGTTAATGACAGTAGTGAGCTGACGTGTTGGAATTAAACCAGCGTTATCAGTGGTATCTGCAGCGGCGGCAACGTAGGCACGTGCGTCTTCGCTTCCGAGTGCAGCTTTGATTGTGTTTTCCCAGAGCTTAGCTGTGGTGAACTCCAAGCGTGGGCGAGAAGTAAACACTCCAGCACTTGCGGCTGTTACGTTTACGGATTGAGCGGCTTCGACCGTCTCAGCGGCTGAAGCTTCTTTGACGGTGTTTTCCACTTCGTCTCCTTCTATTGGTTGAGTTATTTCATCTGATTCTGTGGATTCAGATTCAGAATTTTCATCGCCCTCGACGGCTGCCACTTCGGAGACGCGAGCTGATTTCACAGCTGGATCAGTAACGAGTGCCACGCCTGTCAATTCGCCCGCAGTGACTTGCATCGTGCCATCTGGCTGCATTGAGTAATCGTTTACAGCTAACTCGACAGAAAAGCCATCGCGTAAACCGCTCATAGCTTCTTCAAGTGCATCGCTGCCCGCTGTAGTTTTTGCGATCTTAAATGTTGCGTCGATTGAGCCTTCATTAAGTGTCATAGAGACCGATCTTCCGATCGGACGAGTGCGATCATGCTCCAGATTTAGTTTGACATCGGTAGGAGTAATCGAGCCTTTTGCGAAGACGACCTTGCCAGTCGATGCGTTCGCTGGCTCATCGAAAGCGACGATGCGACCGCTAATCATGCGGGTATTGCTATCGGCGGCGGTGATGGTCATCGGTGTAGTGATTTTCATAGCAGCATATCCTCTTCTTGACGTATCTCTTCGACGCTCATCGCTCCGATGCGATTGAGAATTTCGTAAACTTGCGCGCGCTCCATTGGATTGCCACGAAGGAAATCATCGAGATCGAATTTGCACTCTGTACCGAGCGAAATGAAATCTTGAAAAGATAAACGCTCTTCGATGATTGACATATAATTTCTGAAAGCAAAATCAACGAGATCGCGACGCTTGTCTAAAGCGTTTGAATATGTAAAAGTCGATTGCTGTGCATCGTTGAAATATGCAGGTAATCCACACGCGCGGCTGAGCTCTAAAGCGACGTAGTTTCTGGCTTCGTTAAGCTGAACCGATTTAGGATCGAAGCCCACAGTCTCTAAAGTTACGTCTGCGTTAAGAAATGCGGTCGATTTATTTTGTCTGGCTGTGCGCCATGCAGTAAGCAATTTGGCGACGCGATCTGCTGGAAGCGAAGTGCCGTTAGATTTCAAAACCATCTGTGGAATAGGCTCCACTGCAAAATTCATCGCACTGCGCTCCAACGCTGCAGCTGCGCGAATAGTGCGACCTGCTCTGGAAAGTAAACCTTCCTGAGATCCTGCGAAAACTACAAGAAAATTAGGATCGATATATTGTCCGTCGATCGAGTAGCTAGTGATCTCTGTTCCGATTGAATTGGTCAAGATTCCGACTCGTTCTGGCGCAACTCTTTCCATCGCGCGGATCTTGCCTGTATCGGCATATCGCTCAGTAACGTAGGCATATGCGGACGGAAAGAAGAAGAGATCAGAAATGATCCATGACCAAAATGTGACGCCAGTGATTCGTGGATCTGGCTGATTTATTACACGCGGCGCACTGACCTTTTCGCCTGTTGCAATATTTCGCACTTCGATGGGAAGCGAAGCGATCGTCTGCAAGATGCCAAGTGATCTGGCGACAGTCGGGACGCTCATAGCTTCAGCGCGAGATGCGTTAGCGATGCCCGCGTAAAAGAGATTATTAGTCTCAGAAAAGTAGGGAGCTAAAGAAGCTTCTACGTCAGCGTTAGCTGTGACGGCAGCTTCTACCTTCGGAAATAAAACGTCTTTAAGACCCATGCGGAAATTTTAGAGATCGCTATACCTAGATCACCATAATGTCAAGATCCGTCTCTGGGCGTGTCGCAAAATGCGTGCAAAACGCAGTCGCCACCGTCGCGCATATTGTCGATCGAGACGCGCGCCGTCCCAGTGTCCAGCCACCATCGCCGAAGGGTAGGCGAGCAGCTGAGAGGATCTGTTTTGATAATTCTGGCTGATTGCTGTGTCGTAGTCTCTTCGATGTGATTGCTCCTAGTAACTCGTCGCACGCTTGACCATAAAGTGCGCCGTCGATGTCGGTGATTGGGATACCCGCTGGCAGTAGGCGAGAAGCGATCGCAGAGCTTGTCCTCTTTGAGTACGCGACGACTTCCACTGGATATTTTCTGGCGTACACGCTGAGGTCATTAGCTACAGCTTTATCATCGAGCGAGATCGGATTGTGCCAAGTGTGTAAAAGCTTGACAAAAAATCTCTCCGAGTCGATTCTCTGAGCGGCAACGAGAGCTGCATTTTTGCGATCAGGTGAGCAGTCAAGTCCGAGCCATGTCTCCTTTTCAGGATCGAGATCGAGATCTTCTTCTCCACACTCCGTCCACTCCTGAGATGGGATCGCAGCTGAGATCGTCTGCACCCAGCGACATAAAACCTCAGTACGCACGACATCTGGCGGATCGTTCATGACAGCTTTGAGATTATCGATATGGATCGTGCGACCTAGTGCTGGATTACTTTCCTGCCAGCCTTTTACGTTAGCGATATCGTCAGTGTGAGAAGACCACTCGAAATAACCGATGTCATCTGTACCGCCAGAGGCTGCACTGAGTCCGCGCTCTCTGAGTTGATTGAGCACTAGCGAGTGCTGATCGCCAGCATTGGAAAGAGTCCAGATTTGAGGATTTTCTGCAGCCATCATCGTATATCGCAAGCTTGCCCATGTCGTCTCGTCTTTGAGCTCACGTGTCTCATCGAGATAAACGGTCGATGGCTTGCTTATACCGCGAGCCGCCGACGCTCCAGCTTTGACCATGTAGCGATTTCCATTTTTTAATTCGATCTCTTCTGATCCATGAGCCCAGCGGATCTTTCGCACTTCATCTTGCAGTCGATCGTTTTGCTCGATGAGTCCGACGATCTGTCTGAAAGTTTCCAGCGATGTAGTGAGTCGGTGAGCTGTACCGATCTGCAGACGATCATTCCAGACGTACATTCCACAGAGAATTCGACTCATCATGAGCGTAGTTTTGCCATTCTGACGAGCTTGAACAGCGCATATCAGCGGGTGATGCCACCTACCGTCTGGCTTAATTCGATGCGCCTGTATTGCCAGCCAAGCCTGATGCGGCAATAGTGGGAGCCCGATTTCAGCTGAGAAGTCGATTAACTCTTGACCTTTAGACGGCAATTCGCTGAGTTTTGAGTGGATACGTGGAGTTATGGAGCCATATATCGTTTCTGTGAGTCTCTCCTCAGCCTGTTGGAGCCCTTCTGAGCCTGTTAGAACCAGACGGAGACCATTCGAGTCGTCTGGCGTGCTACTCATGGCTAACCGAGTCGTTTTCAGGTGAAAGAGAACCTC